ACGTGGCGACCGTGACAACGTGGCGCGGCGTGACGCTGGGCACGATTACCTCCGCGCGCGTGTATCCGCATAACTTCGGGAGTCGCATGCTGGCGATCACGGTACGCGGGACCAATGGTGCGGAGTACTACGGCCGCGCGTCCTACGATTGGGGGCAATGTGTGACGCTGCGTCGACGGCGGTCGCGCGCGCGGTAGCACTGCGTCGACGTCGCGTCGCGAGTCTTACGGGCCCAGCTGACCTTGCGTCGCTGGGCCCGTGCGGCGTACGGCCGTAGAATGCTATTGACTCCCGGTATCGTCCCATGCTATCTATACAGGCATGACAAGCCTTGCAGCACTACACAACGCCGAACGTGCGCACACGCGTGCGGTCGTCGCACGGGAAGCGTACGCCGAACTGATGGCCGCCATTGTCGACGGCCGTGCGGACGATGCGTATCGGCTGGCGGTGGAACTCTGCCGCGCCAGCTGCTAGTTCGCGGGCTGGCCAGCCCAGCCTATTACGTTTGTGGCATCGGCCAGGCGGCCGATAGGGTATGCAATTGTTATGCCATGGGGCGAACCGGCGGAATTGTCCGACGGGGCCGGCGGTGGGGGCCTCGTCCATGGCCGGTGACCGACGCAAATTTTTTGTCGCCCTCTTGACTTCTGCCGCCGACTACGCGATTGTAATCAGCGGCAGGCTGCACACGCGTCAAGGGGACCCCTCGATGCGCCGCCGGTCGGGTCGGTGCCTTCTGCGTCGCCGACGCGACCGGCCAGCCGCCAACATCATTCATGGGCACCGTTCGCACCCACCGCCGCCGTCGCCAGCGCCACGCGCGTCGGGCGGCGCATGAGGCCGTCACCGCGGCCGCCGAACGGTTCAGCCGACTCTCGCCGCTCGAAATGGTGGCCGAGGCGCGACGGGCGACGCCGAGTGGGCGGGCCGCCTACCTGCGCGACGCGATGGAGATCGTCGCCGCACGCATCACGCCCTCGGTCATCGACGACTACTTCAAGGGGTCGTCGCTCATGGACCTGCTGAAGTCGCGCAAGCCGCACCGCTGGCAGGGGCCTGTGCTACGCTAGCCGCCAGCACGTCGTCGCTCCGCCCGCCGACTCCGCCGGTCACTCCCGCGCCGATGTCAGCGGCGTTCAACGACGAAGGTGGTTTCGCGTTGGCCTGGCTCGCCCCGGGCCGACTCGTCGAATCCCTTCAGGCGCTCCGCGGGCCGACCCCGACGACGTGCTGTTTGTCCACCGGCGTCCGCCGGCCTCCACTTGACAATCGTAATTACAGTCGCGTATCGTTCGAGGCGTCGCGCGTGCGGGATGGGAACCGCCCGAACATGTCGCCCAGGCACATCTATCCAAGGATGAGCCGAAGAGCTGGGGAGCCAGGCAGCACGAACGGGCCCCACCGACGCGCGCGACGCTTCAGAGAGTCCACCGTTCGGGGGCATGGCTGCACCTGACCGTGGCCAGAGGACGCCGGCTGAGGGCTGCGTCGTTCTCCGGGGAACACCACGGACGGTTCGGTGGACTCTTTGAGGCGGCTGGCGACGCTGGCATCTCCTGTGCAACCACCTGAGTCGCCCACGACCATGACTGTCTACAAGACCCCCGACGCCATCGACCTGGCGACGCCGACCCACCTCTATTGGGTGGCGCTGTCCCATGTCGACTGGGCCGAGCCCAAGGTCATGGTCGTGCGGGGCGGGCCCGACGCTCTCGAGGCGGTGGTCCGCCTCGTGGAAAACGCCGCGTGGATCCCGCCGGGGGTCGAGTACGGGATCGAGCGCGTCGCCCCGGTCGGCGATTGCTGCGCGACGCATGGGAAGCTCTTCGCGCTCCGGCCGGGCGTGCTGCATCCCCTGAGCGTGCTCGAGGACGAAGGGATTCATGTCCACGCGGTCTAACGGCGAGTCGACGGCCCAGCGGTATCCGCTGTCGTGGCCGACCGGGTGGCGCCGCACCCCGGTGGGGACGCGGCAACACGGACGCTTCGGCATCAAGCGCGCGGGGGACTATCGCCGGCCAATCACCGTGGAGGTCGCCCGCGTGCGAGTCCTCACCGAACTGTCACGCCTCGGGGTGGCGCACGGCGACGCGCTCCTCTCGACGAACCTGCGGGTCCGCCTCGATGGCTCGCCCTACAGTGACGCCAAGCCGGAGGGCGGTGACCCCGGCGTGGCCGTCTACTTTCGGCTCGACGGCAAGGACCGCGTCTTGGCGTGTGACCGTTGGACGACGGTCGCCGATAACCTCGCCGCGATGGCGGCGCACGTCGAGGCGATTCGCGCCGTGGACCGCTACGGCGTCGGCACGCTCGACCAAGCCTTCGCCGGCTATGTGGGCCTGCCCGCCAAGGGCACCACGTGGAAGACGACCCTCGGGTTTGCGGTCGATGCCGCCCCGACCACCGACGAGATTCAAGCCGCCTTCCGCCAGCGCGCGCGCACCGCGCACCCTGATGTGGCCGACGGGAGCCATGACGCCATGGCCTCGCTCGTCGCGGCGCGTGATGAGGGACTCAGTGCCGTCTAGCGAGGCGCGGACGCCTCGCGGGGGGCCCCGTCGCCGGGGCCCAGCGGCCCCCGACCCGGCCGCCGATGCGGTGCTCGCGACACTGGGTGACGAGTTCCGGTCGCTCTATCGCCTCTATGGGCATCCGGCCGGGCTGAACTCGGCCCACCGGTTCCGCGTGGAACACGGCCGGGCCAAGCTCCAGACGATTGTGAAGGTGGCGGCCGCGTACGGCTTCGTCGTGCAGCTGCGGCTCGTGCGGCCGCCGGCGCGAATGACGGCCACGCCGCCCGAGGGTGTCACGCTGGACGGAGGGGTCTGATGGTCCCGGGGAAGACGCCGCATCAACTGATGCCGACCGAGGTCGCGACGCGCACGTGGGGCACGCTCACGCTCGTCGCCAAGCGCAGTGACGGGGTCGAGTTCTTCGTGCGGATCGTCCCGACCGCCGACGACCCGCCGACCCCGACCCTCGTCCCGCTCCCGCCCCACCGCGCCTCAGACGTCACGCACGGCTGGGCCACCCTCGACACCTTCCGCGACTGCGCGTGTACGGCCGACGTCCAGTGCGCCTGGCACGCCGAGTACCTGCCGCGACACGAGCACGGGACGGGGCCGGGGCGCGTGCTCACGCCGAAGGGCGTGACGCCGGTCGGCGGCGGCCGGCGGGGGGACCAGTGAGCCTGGCCGACCTGCTCCGCAGTTCGCGCTCGCTCGACCGGATCGCCGACGCGCTCGAGCGCCTCGCCCACGTCGCCGAAGGGAAGTTCGTCCCGCTCCCCGTCTCGCCCGAAGACGAAGCGAGCGCCGCCATCACCTACGTGGACGACCGGCGCATGGCCGCGGCGTACGAGATTGAGACGCGCCTGCGCCGCCACCTCAATCGCGACCCGGAGCCCGAGGAAATCCTGCGGGAGCTGGACGGCTTGACCGCGCGCGAGGAGATTCCGCCCGAGGACGTGTCGCCGCTGCCGTTCGTGCGGCGCTGAGGAGAGGCCATGTTCTACGTGACCGACCTGCCGCAGTACCGGTGCCACAAAGTCGTGCGGGCCGCGAAGATCGCGGCGGTGGAACCGAACCACCTCACGGGGGGTGCCATCTTGTACTTCGACGAGGCGGCCCTCGCGGTCGACCCCCACTATGTCGTGCGGTCCTGGGTGGCCAAGCACGCCCCGCAGGTCGGCGGCTACCTCGTCTGCTACGACGACGGGTACGAGAGCTACTCGCCGGCCGCCGCGTTTGAGGCCGGCTACACTCTCCTGACCGGCGCGGAGTAGACTGCCCACGATGCGGCCGCCCACCCGCGCGCTCTCCCTCGTCTCCACCGCCTCGAAGCGCGAGGGCGACGCGCTCGCCGCCCGCGAGACCAGCCGCACCTACGCCCAGCCGGGCGCGGTCGCGGCCGTGCGCGCCTTTGAAGCGGCGGTCGGCGGCCGCGTGAAACTCATCGAGGCGATGCTGCAGGCGCCGCCGTCGAGCGCGCTCGACTATGTGGTCGGCTTGATCGCCGACCCCCGGGAAGACGCGACCGATCTGGCCGTGCTGTGCGCGCGCGGCGGCGTGACGCTGGGCGAACTCCTCGAAGCCTTCAAGCAAGGCACCTACGCCAAGATGGCGGTCCTCTCGGTGTACCGGCTCGCGCAAGCGGCCCCGGCGGCCGTCGACGACCTGGCCACCCGGTCGGCGCCGTACGACGAGACGTGCCGCGCGTGCAACGGCACCGGCTCGCGCGCGCCGACGACGCCCGACGGCCGCCCGTCCCCCTGCGAGACCTGTAACGCGCTCGGCACGATCCGCCAGCTCCCCGAACTCGAGCGCCAGAAGCTCTTCTTCGAGATGACGAAGCTCGTGAGCAAAGGTGGGGGCGGGATTACCACCAACGTGGGGGTGAATGTCGCCCCCGCGGCGCCCCTCATCCCGTCGCAGTCCTATGACCGGCTGATCACCGCCGTGGACCGCATCTTGTATGGACGGGCGAGCGAGGACGACTCGCCCGAGGCCGACGCCCGTGGCGTCGTCGACGGTACCGTCGTCGCCGAGGCTGACATGACAGAAGCGCCCGACGCGTCCAACCGAAACCTTACCTGTGATACAACGACCGCACCCTCAGCGTCGTTGTCGTCATCGGAGTCGCTCCCATGACCGCGAGGGCCACGCGCTACGCGGTCGGGTCCATCGCCGTCGTAGCCCTTCTCGCGGCGGAGCGGTGGCTGATGACGCAGGACTGGACCGACTTTGCGAAGTGGTGCGCCTCGCTCGGGGTCGGCGGGATCCTGGCCGCCTTCATGTTCATGTTCTACCGGCGGGATATGAAAGACCGGCTCGCCAATCAGCAGCAGCAGACGGATCTGCTCACCGACGTGGTGAAAGAGAACACGTCGGCGATTACGACGCTCACGACGGAAATCCGGCTGCGCGGTGGGTGGCTCAGTGAACGGTACGCGCTGCGCAGCGAACGGCACAGTTAGCCCATGCGAGTGGCTTACGCGGATCCGCCCTACCTCGGTTGCTGCGCCCTCTACGGCCACGATCACCGCTCCGGCTGTTGGAACGATCTGGCGACGCACGCGACGTTGATCCACCGACTGACCGAGGAGTTCCCCGACGGCTGGGCGCTCAGCGCGTCGTCGCCCTCGCTGCGCGAGCTGCTGCCGCTGTGCCCGCCTGACGTGCGCGTAGCCGCGTGGGTGAAGTCCTTCTGCGCGTTCAAGAAGGGTGTGCGTCCCTGCTACGCGTGGGAGCCGGTAATTTATCGCGGCGGCCGCAACGCCCACCACCCGCCGCCAGTCAAGGGCGGCAAGCAGACGACGCCCAAGGATTTCATCGTTGCGCCGATCACGCTCAAGAAGGGGCTCACCGGCGCGAAGCCCGACGCGGTCTGCGCGTGGATTCTCGACCTGCTCAACGTGCAGGCCGGGGACGAGGTCGTCGATCTCTTCCCCGGGACGGCGGCGATGACGCGGACGGCGGCGGCGCTCACCGTCTAGCCCGCTAGACTTTCGTCATCCGCGCGCGTTATCCTCCCGCCATCGTGGTTGTCGGCTTCCTCGCCGCCATTCTCCTGACTGTGCTCACCCTTGGAGTGCTCACCATGGCCAAGCTCGCAGACGTGAACGATTCCCTCACCACCCAGACGGCCGCCATCGTGGCGCTCGCCGCCCGCATCCCGACCCCCGGCGCGGCGACCGAAGCGGACCTCGATACGGTCAAGGCCGGCATCGACGCCAACACCGCCTCGATCAACCAGCTCGTGCCGCCCGTCACGCCCACGCCGTAGGCGAGTTCCTCCATGGCTGACCACGCCGCCCCGTCGCCGCTCGGGCCGTCGATTCCCTGCTTGATGCAGGTGAATCCCTTCACGCCGAAGATTGACGGCAGTCTCACCTACCCGCAGACGAAACTGCGCGGGGGGTTGTTTTACGTCGGCGAGGCCAATGCCGGGGCCGGCGGCGGCGCGCGCTACGTCTTCATCTCGGACGGCAGCTTCTACAAGTTCGACCCGAAGACTGGCGCCGGCCAGATCGGCGGCCCGGACACCGCGCCGAGCTTCCCGCAGGAAGCCATCCTCGTGTTCGATGGCGCGAAGGTCACGGCGCAACCTGGGTTCGATTGGTTCGCGCTCACGGGCGGGAACCCGCCGGCGTTCGATTACTCGGCGACGCGCTCGGATCAGGTGGCGGGAGCGGTCTAGCCCGTGGCGTTCCTCTCGCAGGCGCCGTACTACCTGGGGAAGGGGACGCACGGCCGGTCCCCGTACCCGCCGCCGCCCGATCGCTGGTCGCTGATGACGACCCCGTGGCACTTCCAGGGGCTGCGCGTGCCGGGCCTCCCCATGCCGCCGAACACCGGCTGGTTCGAGCCGGCCCTCGCGTGGATCGAGAAGGCGCAGCGGGCCGCCGTCTACGCGACCAAGGACGCCGCCGGCGACCGCCTCTATGGCCTGTCGCTCTCGGGCGCGTACATGGAACCGGGCCAGCCGTACGAACAGTACCCGGGCGTCGACTTCAGCCAGGACCTCGCCGCGCTCAACGCCCTCATCGACGAGATCCTCACGGGCAGCCGCCCGGGCCTCCCGCGTGCCATCCGCCTCTTCCTCGCCGGCGACGGCCAAGGCGCCGGCCCGGGCTACAACGACCCGGTCGGCCGGACCTACGGCCACGACTGGCTCGTGGCGAACTTCGAGCGCGTGGTCGCTTCCCTCGGCCCACGCGCCCAGTACATTCAATTCATCCCGGGGTACGACGCCATCTTCTACGGCTGGTCGCCGGCGCAAGTGGCTGCCTTCGGCAGCCTGTTTGACGCGGTAGTCCGCGTCAAGTACCCGCACGCGGTGCTCGCGCTCGAGCACGACATCGGCCACCCGCCGCTCGGCGACGGCGCGCTCAACTACGGCGTGGGCACGCAGATGGCGGCCTACGACATCGTCGCGAGTGAGTACAACGGCCAAGGCGGCGACACGCAGTGTCTCGTGCACGACGACAACGTGTGGCAGATTAACGGCCGGCTGCGCTATCCCGACGACCCGTACAATCGGCCGCCTGATCAGCCCGCCGGCGACGACCCCAACCCACCGGGGTACTTCGCCGACACGGCCCGCGGGCCGATCCTCCACGAGTGCATGGAGTGGGCGATCTACGAGGACGTGCGCGGCTGGTGTACGCCGGCCGGTATCGAGAACGACCGGGCGTATCTCCGGGCCATGGTGCCGCACTCGCGCGTCGCGTAGACTCAGCGCGCATCCCCGGGAGGGAACCCCATGGGCCTGATTGAGTTCTTCGTCTACGTCATCGTCGTGGTGTTGGCCGCGGCCGCCGCCCAGTGGGTCATTGCGACCTACGCGCCCGGCACCCCCGAGATCATCAAGAAGTCAGTCTGGGCGCTCGCCGCCGTCCTCGTGCTCGTGATGCTGGCGCACGCGCTCGGTCTGTGGGGCTACGACCCGCAGATTCCGCGGTTGCGCTAGGTCAGCCTCCCCCGGCGGGTCGCCGCGTCGACTGGGTCGCCGGGCTCCCCCGGTTCGGCGAACGACGTGGTCGGCTCCCGGGGCGAGTTCGTGTAGAATCCCCGGCATGCGACCCCTGCACTGGGTGGCCCTCGGGGCCTTCCTCACCTCCCTCTCGGCGCTCGTGACGACGCTCCCCACGTGGGCCGCCGCGACGACGCCGCCCTTTGTCGGCTCGGTCCTCGGGATGCTCGGCGCCTTTGCCGTGGCGCTCCTCTCCGGGCCGCCGATGCTCGGCTCGAACTTGGAAGCGACCTCGCAGGCGCTCCACATGAACGCGAAGGAAGGGACCTAGTCATGCTGCGTCGTCTCAACCGGCTCATCGACCGTCGCCCCGAGGTGCTGCCGTTCGCGCCGCTCGTGGCGTTCCTCCTCTTCAGCAGCGTGATCGTCTTCACGGCCTGCCCGACCACCCCGCCGAATCTCTCGCCGGCCGGCGCGACCGCCTTCAACAAGACGCGCGTGGTGAAGGCGCTCGACCTCGTGCGCGACACCGCCATCCTCGCCAACGCGCAGACGCCGCCGGTGCTCTCGACCGACGACACGCGCCTGGTCGTCCAGTTCCACGAGGCGACGATCAAGACGTTGCAGGCGACCGACCAGGGCTGGCAGGCCGCCGTGTCGACTGCCGTGACCGAGTTCAGTAAGACGCTCACCCCGGCCCAGCAGCATGTCATCGCGCCGTACCTCGTGCTGCTCCAAACCCTCATCGCGGGGCTCAGCTAATGGGCGCGGCCGCCCCACTGGTCACGATCGCCATCCAGGAGCTGCCGGCCCTCATCGGCTTCCTCAAGGCGGCCTTCGCGTCGCGCAATCCCGGCGTCGCCCCGCCGACCGACGCCGAGGTCATCGCGGCGTACCTCTCGGCCTGCGCGTCCTCGATCGCCACCGACGAGGCGTGGCTCGCCGCCCATCCAAAAGCGTAGACTGGCCTCGTGTTCCACCCCGAGGTCATCGACCGCGCTGAACGCGCGGTCAGTGCGTCCCTGAAGGGGACGCTGCCCGGCGGCCGCCTCGTCCGCCGCTCGCTCGACGAACGCTGGACGATGCGCGACCAGCTCGCCTCAGCCGCCCCGAAGAAGAAGGGCGAGCCGGCGGCTCGCCCCCTCACCTCAGCCGAGAGCGACTTCATCACGCACGAACTCCTCCTCGCCAAGCTCGACTATCGGTACTGGAGTGACGCCTGGGCCGTCATCACCAAAGAAACCCAGGACGCCGCGCCGATCCATCCGCGCTGGGCCAGCCAGCAGCTCTTCCTCGACCACGTCGCCGCCATGGAGATCGACCAGTTCCGCGCGGGGAGTCAAAACGGCGTCCTCGTGAACGTCGGCAAAGCGCGCCAGCTGGGCCTCTCGACCGAACTCGAAGTCATCATGGCGCACGGCGCGACGACGCAAACGGCCCTGCGGGGTCTGGTCGCCGCCGACGTCGAGGACCAGTCGAAGTACCTGTTCTCCCTCTTCGAGGGCATCGTCAAGGAACTCCCGTGGTGGCTGCTCCCGACCCTCGGGGCCTACGACACCGGCCGCTTCTGGTCGACCCTGACCAACCGGACGGAAGTCCGGACCGCCTGGGGCAAGTCGTCTCGCGGTGGCCTGGCCGACGACGCCAAAGCCAAGGGCAACATCGGCCGCGGCAAAACCTTCGGCCGGGTGCACCTGTCGGAACTCTCCACCTGGGAGAAGCCCGACCAGATCGACGATGGGTTAATCCCAGCGATTCCTCGTCGCCCGCGGTCGTTTGCCGGGTTTGAATCCACCGCCAAGGGCCGGCACGACTGGTGGCATACGCACTGGACGGCCACCGCGCGCGGCAAAACCCGGTTCCGGAACATCTTCATCCCGTGGTACGTCGAGCCCGAGAAGTACTGGGCCGTGCCGACGTCGCTCACCTGGCAGCCCGACGCGGGGACCCTGGCGCACGCGGTGGCGGTCGAGCGCGAATCCCCCGAGTGGCTCTTCGGCAAGACCATCCGCCTCACCCGTGAGCAGCTGGCCTGGTACGAGCAGACGCGCGACATGTACACCGAGAAGGGCGACCTGTACAAGTTTTACGAGGAGTACCCGGCGACGCCCGCCGAGATGTTTCAGTACTCGGGCCGCTCGGTCTTCACCGCCGCCACGCTCGAGGCCGTCCGCCGGCAGGAGACCGCGCCGCGGATCCTCAAGATTGAGCCGGCCAAAGACATCGCGACGCTCAGAGCGTGGGAACGCTCTGAGGAGGGGCGCTCAGGCGCGCCCCGCCCGGACTCCCGGCCATGAGCGAGCCCCTCCTCCTCCCAGCCGGCATGGGCTTCCGCGTCCCGTCGGCCCAGGAACTCCGCGAGACCGCCGAGGCGACCTCGCTCGGTCTGGATCTGTTGTTGTGCTATGAGCCCCCGCGACGCCGCGGCACCTACCGCTACGTCATCGGCGCCGACATCGGCGACGGCCTCGGGCTCGACCGTTCAGTCGCCCAAGTCGTCCGCCAGGGATCGATCGACGAGCCGGACGAGCAGGTCGCCGAGTTCGCCAGTGACACCATCGCGCCGGCGGAATTCGCGTCGATTCTCCTGGCGCTCGGCGACTGGTACCGCGACGAGTCCGGCTACGAGGCGCTCGTCGCCATCGAGTGCAATAACCACGGCCTGTCCACCCAGGACACGCTGCAGCTCCACCTCGGGTACACCCACTTCTACCGGTGGGAGTACTACGACTCGGCCGACCCGTCGGCCCGGTTCAGCACCAAGATCGGCTGGATGACGACGACCCGCACGCGGCCGATCCTCCTCGACAAGTTCCGCACGGCGCTGACGACCCGCGACGCGGTCACGTCGTTGCCTGACCTCATCACCCATTCGCCGCACCTGCACGAGGAGCTGAAAGACTTCCAGACCCAGGGCGCGCTCTGGGAAGCCGAGGCCGCCAAGGGCGCCCATGACGACCGCATCATGGCCGCCGCCATCGCCTACTACTGCACCTGGCGGCTTCGAGCGGGCGAGCAGGAACCGCTCGAAGATCGGCGCCGTCGGCGGAGCGAGCAGAAGCGCGTGCTCGCTCGGGTGGCTGAAGCCACCCAGGCCGGCACCCCCGACTTTCGCAACACGGCCTGCACGGCCGAGGAAGCCACGTCGCTCCCGACCGGCCCGGACGCGACCGAGGCGGCCGACGAAGAGGCGTTGTATGATCTGCGCGCGACGGACGTGAGTGCCCATGACGGGTTCTTCACTATCTAGCCCGCGAGGTGTGTGATGCGCGTCTCCCTGCCTGACGACCTGGTCGACCTCTACTCCCAGTACGCCGACGCCCACGCGCTCCCGGTCGAATCGGTCATCGCCGACCAGCTCGTCCATGCCGCCCCGACGCTGGGCCGCCCGCACCTCACGCTCGATCAGGCGACGCTCGAACTCCTTGCCAAAAAGCTCGGCGCGGTGACGTTTACCAGCGTCGCCGACCTCGTCATCCGCGTGTCGCAGCTGGCCGGGATCCGCTTCCACCGGGTCGACTTGGACTTCACGCCGTCGCAGCTGGTGGAACTCGAATCGCGCGCCGCCCGCCAAGGGCTGCCCGTCGAGCGCCTCATCCGCGAGATCCTGCGCACCTTCAACGACCAGTTCTTCTGGAAGGCGACGGGCGACCTGCCGGTCCTCGTGCGGGAAGCGGCGCAGGCGGACGAGGACGCCGCGCTCGACCGCGCGATCGGTGTGCCGCCACCGGCGTTGAAGCCGACCGCCAAGGCCCCGAAGGCTGCGCGAGCCTAGCCCGTGCCCACCCACGACTACCAGTGCCCAAGCTGCGGGGCCGTCTCGCGGAACGTCTACAGCCGCCTGTACACGCTCCCCGAACCGCGCGTGCGTGACGGGTACCGCGTGACGCAGGACTTCGAGCGGCCGACCTGCGGGACGTGTGGCGACCCGCTCGTCATCCTCCCCCCACGTGTCGCCATCGACGCCTACGAACCCTTCGGCGAGTTTTCCACCTCGGTCGAAGACGGCCGTGGCGGCTACCGCACCGAGCACATTGACTCGCTCGCCAAGCTCCGCAAGGTCGAGCGCGAATCCGAGCAGCGGTACCGCAACGGCGAGGGCCGCCCGATGGCGTGGCGCGATTATTCCCAGGATCGGTCCAACCGCGACGTGCATTCCCTCATGGCCGACCCGTCGGAAGCGCCGACGAAATCCGCCAAGCTGAAGGTGCGCGCGGTGGGCGGCGAGCCGACCGGCGACCTCGGCCCGGGGGTCACCGAGTCGACGCCGTCCCCCCTCGACGCGCTATAGTCTCCGCTCATGGCGGATTACTCGTCTTCGGGCCTCGAAGGCATGGGCCTTCCCTCCCTCACGCACGACAGTGTCAGTGGCACCGGCGACCCGCGCGTCCTCGGCTGGATCAAGGAAGCCGTCATGGAGGGCGACCGGATCAACCGCTCGGACCCCTTCTACGACCGCGCCGAAATCGGGATGCGGTACGTCTCGGGCGACCAGCGCGTGAATGCCGAGAACGCCGCCGAGCCGCCGGCGTATCTCCCCCGCACGACGCTCAACGAATCGCGCCGCGTCGTGAACGCGCACGTCAGTGCCCTCACCGACCTCAAGCCCCTCTTCTCCTACAAGTCGATGGACCCGGCCTTCACGCTGCAGGCCGACTATCTCAACAAGCTGACCGTCGCCTGGTGGGTCACCGCCATGGCCGACATCGAGCTGGGCTACGTCATCAAGTACGCCGAAGCGGCCGGCACGGGCGACCTCGTCACCGAGTGGAACCCGTACACCACCCTCGGCGGCGACATCGCGATTCAAGCGCGTGACTTCCGCGACACCCTCCCGATTCGCCCCGCGCCACACGGCCGCTCGGTCCAGAACTGGGAAGGACTCATCCTGCGCGAATCGCACACGGTGAACGTCCTGCGGTCGCTCTACCCGCAGTACGCCTCGGCCTTCCGGCCCACCACCGACTCGATGCTCAGTACCCTCATGGGTCGGTTCCGCCAAATCTCCGGCCGCTTCCTCTCGCCCGCCAACGACACGCTCTCGGGCCTGAACGCGCCGGCCATGGCCTCGCGCGTGCGCAGTGGCGAGATCCTCCTCTACCGGACCTATCTCAACGACCGCTCGCAGAACCTCACGAGCAAGGCGATTCCCATGGGCACGCCCGGCGCGTCCTGGTCGTACATCGTGCCGCCCGGCGGGTACCTCTACCCGTACAAGCGCATGGTCGTCTCGACCCCCGAGCAGCTGCTCTACGACGGCCCCTCCCCCTACTGGCACGGCCAGTACCCGGTCAGCCGCCTCAAGATGTGGGACCTGCCGTGGCATTTCCTCGGGCAGGGGCTCCTCAACGACCTCATCCCCATGCAGGATGGGATCAACCAGTCCATCCAGGACGTGCTGCTCGGCATTCGCAAGTGGATGGACCCGGCCGTCGTGTACGACCGCGGGGCCGTCAGCGAATCCTTCATGCGCCTGTACGACGCGCGCCGGCCCGGTAGCAAGGTGAAGCTCAACCCGACCGGCAGCAAGGAAGGGTTCAAGCCGCTCGAGGGGCCGCCGCCGCAGGTGATGCAGCTCTCGCTGGAGATTATCCAGTTCCTCCTCCAGCGATTCGACTCGCTCTCGGGCACGCCGAACCTCCAGGAGATTCTCGCGCTCCGGCAGCTGCCCGCCGCCGACACGATCGACAAGGCGCTCCAGGCCCTCACGCCCGAGCTGCGTCAAGAGGGCCGGCAAGTCGAAGCGTTCCTCCGCGACGTGGGCGAGCAGTCCAAAGTCCTGCGCTTCCAGTACGAGTCGTCGGCCCGTCGCGTGACCATTCTCGGCGACGCCGGCACGCTCCTCCAGGACTTCGACTTCGACCCCGAGGTGCTCGTCCCGGCGCTCACGCCCGGCACGCCGGGGTACTCGCCGCTCATCGACGCCCAGCTCACGCGGGACCAGCGGGCGCAGGGCGTCCACAAGAAGATCGTCTTCGTGCTCGCGCCCAACTCCATCCTCTCGCTCAACGCCATGGAGGGGAAGCTGATGAAGCTCCAGCTCTCCCGCATGGGCATGATGGATGTCTGGTCGCTCTGGGAGGCCCTCGAAATCCCGAACGCCGGGGCGCCGCCGAAAATCCCGCTCCCGCCGCTCAAGCCGCTCGACCCGCAGATCGTCCAGCAGGTGATGCTGCAGGCGCAGCAGGACCCGGCGCTCGCCGCGCAGCTCAGCCAGCAGTACACCATCGACCCGGCGACCGGCCAGATTCTCGAGATCCGCGAGCCGGTGACGATTGTGGAACGGTTGCAATGTCAGGGGATGCTGGGGATAGGGATGACACAGAGCGCGGCAGGGCGGCCGGCGTCAGCCCAAGCGCCACCAAAGGTTGAGGAAAAGTCTGACGGCCGTACCACGGTGACCGAGAGCGATCATTCCAAGGGGCCGAATTCGCGGCCGGGGCCGGGGACTTAACGACGCGGGCGTACCGGCGTCGTGAACGCCCGGTACACCGTCCACCCCTTCGTCTGGAGCCGGTAGTACAGCGTCATCGGCTTCATCTGGAGTTCGCGGGCCCAGTCGAAGAGGCAGCGCGTCTCGCCTTTCCACTCGATGTGGATGTTGTTGCGTCGGTTACGGGCCTGTTCGGCAGTCGTGGCCCATCGACAGTTATCGGGGCTGTACGGGCCGTCGTTGTTCTCCCGTTCCAGCGTGGCGCCGTCTGGGCGTGGCCCCATGTCGTCGCGGAAGGCGCTGAAGGCGTCTCGCCACCGTTTGCACATCCTGATGCCGCGCTGGCCGTAGTGGATGTAGCTCGGGTCGGTGGGATTGTGGCAGCGTCCCTTGGCGGCGCACCAGACGCGATAGACCGGATCTTGCCGACCGCCGTTCATGAACCGCCCCGCCGCGCCGTGTGTAACGTGGTTCGTGCGAGCGGTTTCGACGTGGAGACACCCGCAACTTCGCGTCTCGTTTTTCATCAGGCGACTGCCCCCGGTCGTCGTCTCCTGTCCGCAGTCACAGCGACACCGCCAGAGGGATTTCCCGAACCGATCATTCGCGACGCGGTGGAGCACCAGGAGTCGTCCGAAGCGTTGCCCATCCAACTGAAGTGGGTGTGCCATCAGGGCGCTCAGTATAGTGCTTGCGGCCGCTTCGTTGACAGCCTTTTCCCATTCAACGCACAATCCTCCGCCATGGCGTACGAAGGCTTCAAGGCCGTCGAGGCATCCGCCGCGAAATCCGGCGCGCGCAACCCCGGCGCGGTGGCCGCTGCCGTGGGTCGCAAGAAGTACGGCGCCAAGAAGATGGCGTCGGCCGCCGCCTCTGGCCACGCTCTCAAGGGCGCCAAGCCCATGGCGAAGGGACGCTAGCAATGGCCGCACCCACCTACGGGAAAGAGCTGCACACGATTCCGGGCGCCTCCTCCAAGGGGAATGAAATCAAGGCGCCCGCGATCAACCTCGACAAGGGCGGCAAGCGCGGCGGGAAGTCGGGCAAGCACGCGGCCCACAAAGCCTCGGGCCACCACCCGATGGGCGCCGGCCACATGTCGGGGAAGCGGTAACGGCCATGGGCGGCTCACCCGTCGGTCTGGCGTCGTCGCACAAGCCGCCGCAACTCCACGGCCACGACAAGTACGACGTCGAGGATGGCCTGCGGACCATGGAGCAGGCCGAGGCGATCAAGTCGAAGCCCGGCCTGCACGGCGCCATCAAGAAGCACGCGGCGAGCAAGGCCCGCCACATGCGCAAGATTGCTGGGAAGCGATAGCCGCCATGCCGTTCTCCACCGTCGAGCAGGGCATGAAGGAATTCAAGTCGGGCGACCTGCACTCGGGCAAGGGCGGCCCGAAGGTCACCTCGCGCAAGCAGGCGATCGCGATCAGCCTCTCGGAAGCGCGCAAGCACGGCGGCAAGGCGCCGGCCGCGCCCAAGTCGATGAGCAAAGGACGCTAGCCCATGCCGACCCCTCGCCCGACCGTGATGGACAAGCCGACCGGCCCGACGGGCATTCTGTCGTCGGCCCGGAAGCCGACGACCCCCGGCGGCAAGAAGCCACCGGCCAAGCCCGGCACGCTCACCTCCCCCGGCCGCTCGATGGGCGGCATGAAGGGACGGCGCTAGATGTTCGGCGGTGGCGGCGGCTCAGTCGGCGCGGGTCTCCCGGTCCCCGGGACGACGCCTGGCGCCAATCAACTCGACGGGCCGCCTCCGTCCATGACGCAGTCGCTCGGCCAGGGGAACGGCAACCCGATGCCCCCGATGGGGCAGATGGCGCCGCCGATCGCCTCGGCCCAGCTGCCGCCTGAGATGCTCTCCGGGATGCAGTCGGCCGCCGACGCGATGGTGCAGACCCTCAACAGTTTCGCCCAGGCGACCCCAGACCTGGCCCAAGATTGGGCGGCCGTCCTCACGGCCCTCCAAAGTGCAATGAGCAAACTCCAACTGGCCGGCGCGGGGCCGACCTCTCCGACCTCCACTGGCCCGGGATTCCCCGGCGGTGGGATCGACCAGAACGGCCCCCCACGCTTGCCCCAGCAAGGGTAGGTAGACTGTGGCTGATCTCCTCCAGGCGGGTAAATCCGTCCTTGAAACCGTCCTCGGGAAGCTCCCCCAGGACAAAGCCGACGCGGCTCGGGCCATCTGGAATGACCCTGCGGCTGCGCCTGCGCTCGAAGAACTCGGGAACGCCGCCTTGCGCCGGGCTGATCACTCGCGCGCGCTCGACGAAGTCAAGCAATCGGAGGCACGGCTCCGCGACCACCAAGCCAAGCTCGACGCCTGGTGGACGCAGAACGAAGCCGCCGCCAAACTTGGCGCCGCCGCGCTCGACAAAGGCTGGACCCCCGAGGGAGGCTCGACCACGACCCCCGAGGTCCCCGCCGACGTCCTTCGCAAGAAGGAATTTGAGCAGGCCCTCAATCTTCGGGAAGAGGGCCAGCTGGCCTTCTATCTCGAATCCAACCGCCTGCGCGACCAGCATCTGGCGACCTTTGGCGAGGCATTGAACCTCCGTGAACTCGTGACCGACCCGCGCGTGGGTCAGCTCGGGCTCGACGGGGTGTACCAGGCCCGCTTCAAGGAGCGCCTCGACGAGAAGGCCACGACCGACCGGACCAAGCTGATCGAAGCCGAGGTGCAGAAGCGCCTCGGGGAAGAGCGCCGCCGCGGCGCCGATCGGCCCATCGTCCCGGTGAACGGTCAAGCCCCCTCGCCGCTGGACGCGCTGGCTCCCATTTCCGATGGGAAGCCGGGGCTGGTGCAAGACGCCGTCGCCGAGTACGAAGCCCTCGTCGCCGCGCGGACGCACTAGCTCGCTCGGGCCTTCCCATCGCTGACCGCGCCCAGGAGGCGCTCTCAGCATGGCTAACATTCTGCTCGACGAAGTCAACACGGTCGCGACCAAGAAGATCAATCGCGGCGT